ATCACAAGACAATATGCCTTTTGATAATTATGGTATAACCAAGAATAATAATTTTAATTATATTAATCTTGTTTCTGGTATAGTTAATCCAAATTTAATCTATGTTAAAACTGTCAACGTTAGTAAAATTATACCCTATAGGTACGAATATCAAAATAACGTTAATCCAGAAATATTTAGTGCTTTTGTGGACTTTGAACTATCAGATTTCAGATATCCACATGCATAATTATTTCTCTTTGCTTTAAAAACAATGTAATAAAGAGTATAACTTAAGGAGAATTTTTATATGCCAAGAAAAAGAGTAATTTATCAATCAGAAGCAATTTTTGTAGGACCAAGTGGTGGAGCTACTACTGTAGCCCTCGCTTACCCACAATCAAAACAATTAAACCGCGTACAAAGCGCAAACTATAGTTTTAATATCGCAAGACAAAATGTAAATCAATATGGACAAATCGGTGCAATTGATCAAGTTATTCTTGAAGCTCCAACAGTTAGTATGGATTTTACTTACTATGCAAATTCTGGTGAAAATGAAACAACTCTAGGTTTATCCGTAGATTCCAGCATTGGTGGAAGTGGTATTCCAGCTCTTAGAAATATTCTAAGTGGTGGAGCAAATGCCCAAGATATTAAAAATTATTATATCGTAGTTGCTCCAGAAGGAACAGATGCTAATTTAAATCAAGCAGACGTAACTGGAAATGGAAAAGTTATTGGAATTGGAAACGCAGGATTAACTTCTTATAGTATTAATGCTGCAGTAGGAAGTTTCCCAACCGTTTCAGTTTCAGTAGAAGGTTTAAATATGAGATTCTATGATAAAACCACTGGAGTCGTACCAGCAATTAATCCTGCAGATGGAAGTGATGCTGTTGGAATTTTCGCCATTTCTGGTTTAACAACTGGATCTGGATTTACAGCTTTAAGACCAGGTGATATCACAGTAACATTCTCTGGTGCTAAGGGTGTAGTAGAAGAAGATCTAAAAATTCAAGACTTTACAATTAGTTTTGATCTTGGAAGAGATCCAATTCAAAAATTAGGAAATAGATTTGCTTTCTCAAGAGAAATCACATTCCCAGTAACAGTTAGCGCATCAATTAACGCAGTACTTGGAGATATCGAAGCAGAAAATCTCTCCGCAGTAATTGCTTCTGATTGTTCAGATGCAGATCTAACAATCAATATGTTATCTCCAAAAACTTGCGAAGGTGGAGCTCAAAAAAGAGCATTATCATATACTCTAAGAGGAGCTAAACTAACATCTCAATCATTCACAAGTTCAATCGGAGCAAATAAATCAATCTCTTTAGAATATTCAGCATTCTTGGGCGGACCAAGCGAAACTGATAAGGGATTATTTATTGGTGTTCCAACTGGCACAAACTAATAACTATTAATTAATTGTTAATATTAAAAGCCCCGCTTCGGCGGGGTTTTTAGTGTAAACATATGTAGGTAAAAGGTCGGTTAAAAGGTATAAGCTATGCAAAATAATAATAAAGTAAAAGATTACGTATCTTTTCAGATACATAAAAGTTTAGTTAATTTATACAAAAGATATCTTAATTTAATAGAAGATATTCAAGAAGATCATAACACTATGATAGATAAAATATCAAGCAAAATAGATCAAAATACATTAAAAAATATTGATTATTTTGATGATAATAAATATAATTACTTAAGAAAGAAAATACTTGATATAGGTAACGAAACAATAAGAGATATAGAGAAAAATTTTGACTTTATTAAAATGGAATTTAAAGATGAAAATGAGAAATAAATACATTAGCTTTCCTATTGACGCTATTATCCAAGCTAACTTGGAGATGCAAGCAATACAAAGAGAATTAAACAAATTAGGAATTAAAAATCCTTCTTTGAATACGTTTAAAAATAAGAATTTTTTAAATCAATATAGCTCTTGGAATGAAGAAAAACAAAATGTTTTTATAAAACTTATAGGTGGAAATGCTAATTATAAAAAAACAAAAGGTTTTATTGAATCTTTAAAAGTAGGAGTATAAAAATATGACTAAAAAAATATATGAATTTATAGTAAAAAAAGAAGAAGAGGTAGATAAAATTGAAACTAAACTTGAAGGTGGTAAGGAAATAAAGATTACCTCCAAGGGCAAAGAACTTGTTCCTCGTAATTTCTTTATTAAAAAACCAACAAGATCTATGTTTGAAGAAGCCGAACTATTTTATGCTGTAAGACTTTCAGAAGGAATTAAAGCTGGGTTATTGACAAGATCCTTATTATCTAAGAGGTATTCAAATGATGGCGGAGCTTTAAGTGAAAAAGATAAAGAAAAGTATGCTGAATTTTATTTAAAACTTTTTGAAAAACAAAATGAATATCAAAAAATGTCTATTAAAGAAAAGAACGAAAGATCAAAAGATGAACAGGAACATTTCGATAACTTAACTGCTGAAATTATTAATCTTAGAACAGAAATTCAAGATTTTGAAATTGCACAAGCTAGTTTATTTGATCAAACGGCAGAAAATAGAGCAAGAAATAAAACTATTCTTTGGTGGATTTTGAATCTATCTTATATGATAGACAAGGAAAATAAGGAAGCCTGTTTATTTGGCGAAGGTACTCATGAAGAAAGATTAGCAATATATGACGCGTTTGAAGATGGTACTGATGAATGGTTAAAAACTGTAGTTAAAAAGTTTGCGTTTTATATTAGCTTCTGGTACATGGGAAGAGCTAGTACTCAAGAAGAATTTGAAAAATTGGTAACATTTGAAAATGTATAACTTTGAACCAAGAGGAATATAAATTAATATATTACGATATTATAAACGGTTATTCGTTTTATAGCGATAGTAAAATATCTTTTTATATAAAGCATTTCTCTCTACAAGATATTAATCTTGTTAATACTAGAAAATTAAAAATAGAAGCAAAAGCTAGAAAATTAGGTCTTTTAGACGAAAAGACTCAGATGGATAATCTTATAGCTAAAGATAATTGGTCAAAAGCCAGAGAAGAAGAGGTACTCAAATTAAGGGATTTTATTAAAAACCTTAAATATACTAAGACAAAGCTTATATTATCAAGAGATATTGAAGATATTAATAAACAAATCAAAGAAAATGAGGATAATTTAAATTCAATATCAGCAGAAAAACAAGAGTTACTAGGTACTACCCTTGAATCGTATACAAACAAGAAAATAAACGAATACTATGTATATTGTTCTTTGTATAAAGACGAAAGTTTAATTAATAGGCTATTCACAGAAGAGCAATTTGATGAATTAGACTATAATGAATTATTTGAATTTTACGCTAAATATAATATTGGATTATCTAAAATTACAGAAAAGAATATTAAGAAGATATCACTTTCGGGGTTCTTTTTAAATTCATTTTATTTATGTGATGATGATCCTTATGTATTTTTTGGGAAACCTATTATAAATTTAACATTTAGTCAAATTGAGCTATTTGCTTGTGCTAAATATTATAAGAATATATTAACCAACAGCACAACAAGACCACCAGACAATGTTATGGAAGATCCAGAAGCATTAATTGATTGGTATGAAGGATCAAAAAATACTAATGAATTATTAGGCAAATCAAAAAATAAAAAATCAGAAGAAACTTTAGGTACATCTCTCGTGGGAGCTTCTGCTGAAGATTTAAAGAAAGTCGGTATGGAAAATAAAGATGGTATAAGTTTAGTAAAAGAAGCAGAAAAGAAAGGCGGATCATTGTCATTCCAAGACCTCATAAAATTACATAATGCTTAATATTTAGTGTAATTTATCACAGGAAAGAGGTATAAGGAATGGCTAATGTAGTCGGAAGAGTCCCAGTAGGTGCAGATACAAGGCCACTAGAGAATGATATCTCTGCGGCACTTAGTAAAAATTATCAATTAAAGGGATTAAATGAAAAAGCATTTTCTCAACCTCTTGGTCGAATTACTGGTGCAGTAGATGAATTTAGAAAATCTTTAGATGCGTCTAATGCTCGTGTTTTAGCATTCGGAGCTTCTGCTGGAGCAATTTTTGCTGTTCAAAAAGGGTTTGAAGCTTTAATTACTTCAACAATTAAAGTACAAAAAAACCTAACAGATATTAATTCAATTCTTGGATTAAGTTCTAAAAGTTTGCAAGGATTTGGAGATCAATTATTTAAAATCGCAGGCGATACTGGTCAAAGTTTTGATACCATATCTCAAGCAGCAGCAGAATTTTCTCGTCAAGGCTTAGGGGTTGCAGAAACTTTAAAAAGAACAAGAGATGCATTAATTTTAACAAGATTAAGTGGTTTAGATGTTGTATCAAGTACAGAAGCTCTTACTGCAACAATTAATAGTTTTAATAAAGTAGCTTTGGACTCAACAGAAATCGTTAATAAATTAGCGACTGTTGACGCTGCATTTGCAGTTAGTAGTGCAGATTTAGCCGAAGCAATTCAACGAGTAGGTTCATCTGCAGAAGGTGTTGGTGTTAATTTTGATCAATTAATAGCATTAGTAACAAGCGTTCAACAAACAACAGCTAGAGGTGGAGCAGTCATTGGAAATTCTTTAAAAACTATTTTTACACGTTTGGAAAGAACTGAAGTATTAGATCAATTAGAAAGTCTAAATATTCAAGTTAGAAATTTAGATGGAAGTTTTCGTCCAGCAATTGATACATTAAGCCAACTTGCTCAAAGATTTGATGGATTATCAGATGCCCAAAGAGCAAATGTGGCAGAACTTGTTGGTGGCGTTTTCCAAATTAACATTTTGAAAGCAGCATTAGGAGATTTAGGTAAACAATATTCTATTTATAATAATGCTTTAGATACAAGTTCAGGAGCTACAGATGCAGCTGTAAAAAGAAACGAACAATTAAATCAAACATTTTCAGCTTTAATTAATCAAACTTCTGCAAATTTTACAAAACTTGCTTCAGATATTGGCGGTTTAACTCTAGGACCAGCAATTCAAAGTGTGTTAGGAAATATTAATGGCGCATTAGAATCTATAAATATTGGAGATGCAAAGGGACCAGGAGAAAAATTAGCTAAAGGACTTTTAGAAGGTTTAGGAAATTATATTAGTGGACCAGGATTAGCTCTTGTTGGAGCAGTTATAGGAAAGTTATTTGTAAACTTAGCAAAATTTAGTAGTCAAGCTGTAGGTCAAATTCTGGAAATTAATAAAAGCACCCAACAGCAAGCAGAAATTCAACAAAGAGTAAATAATCTTTTATCTCAAAATCCTAATTTAATACAAGGAATATTAAGCAAAGAGATTAGTTTATTAGCCGTTGAGAATGATATTCTAAAAGTTATTCAAGCTCAAACTGTAGCAAGAGAGCAATCCGCAAGAATATCTAACGTAATAGCTGGTAATTTAATTGGTAGAGGAGTAGCATCAACAGGAGGAAAAATTTCAGCAAAAAGTGGTGGATTTATTCCTAATTTTTCTTCACCAGAACAAGCTGAAGTTTATGGGGCATATCTAGGAGGATACAAACCAGGCGCAATTTCAAGAATGAATATTCCTGGAGCAGGTCAAGTAGTTTATAATCAAGCAGAAGAAGTAAAACAATTTCCAGGAATGGCTCAACCAGCAATTATGCCTCCTCAAGCAAGTAGTGCTGGAAAAAATTATGCAGAAGCATTTCAAAAGAAATTAGGATTTAATCCATATGCAGCAATTGGATATATACCAAATTTCGCAACAGCTTCAAATGCCATAATAAGAGAAAATGAAGGCAACTTTAAACAAATAGGTACTAGTAAAAAATTTGAAATAGGAGATACTGGATTAACCGCAAGTCAGTCTGAAATTCAAAAAGCATTAGGAGCAAAATCTAAATCAACATCTGTTCTAGATGGACGAGGAATTGCTACAATGCTTGTTCCTAGAGAAGGTTTTAGTGGTTCATCAGAAGGATCATATACTTATGAAAAAGGGCCTAATGCAGGAACAAGAGTAATTTGGCCAGTTAAAACTTATAATAAAGCGTATAAAAATGAAGCAGCAATTGGCAATATAAAAAAAAGTATAGAAGATGCAGTTGCTATTGCAACAGCAAATTATGCGGAATCAATTAAACCTCCAGCCGAAAAACCAAATCCAACAGAAATAATCGAAGCAATTAAAAAAACTCCAGGAGCAAGAGGAGCGGTTCAAGCTGCTGCTGGAGGAGCATTTGAAGTTGGTCTAGGATTAGCTTTGGGAATTAAAGCAGCAAGCGCAGAAGGATTAGAATTTGACGTATTGAGATCTAATCCAGAACTTAGAAAGTTATTTGGTTACAATACTCCTTTAGCAGATTTTAAAATTAACGATTCTAGTCCAGCAAATAGAAGTGGGATGGCCGATAAAATTATTAGAGCTAGTGGAGTTTTAGGAAAAGGAGTATTTCAAACTACAGCAGGACTAGATAAAGAAGGAATTAATAAAGAAAAAGCGAGCAGACAAGCTATCGTATCTGCTTATTTAAATAAAAATTTAAAAAGCCAAGGATTTATACCAAATTATTCTCCACTAACAAATTCTGTAGCAAGAGAAGTGTCTGCTGGAGTTTCTCCATCATCAATTAGGGTTGGTCAAGATTCAAGATTATCTAACTCGCAAAATCCACTTGGTCTTGGAGTTTATAATACAAAAGACGAACCAGCTGGATTAGCACAAGGCATTGCTAGATTTAAAGATGTATTCTCTGCTAGAAAATCTGGAGCATCTCATGGATTTGTTCCTAATTTTGCGCCATTTAATTTTGAAGTAGGAGGTTTAGGAGCATTAGATACAAAGGTTGCTAATCAAGAAATTAGACAAAAATTAATATCTATTAAAGAAAAATTAACTAGACAAGAAATTTCTGTGCAACAAGCTAATATTGAAGCAGATAAAGTAGCAAAAGAATACGGAGTAACTGCGCAAAGCGCTAAAAGAATTTCAAATATAGCCACGGTTGGAGCAAGACAAGGATTTGGGCAAAAAATAAAAGATTTTGGAAGAAATGTTTCGACTGGTCCTGGAGGATTAGCGGCTTCAATTGCATTACCAGTTTTAGGTGGAGCAATATCTTCTGCATTACCAGAAAACGCAACAGTAGGAAGATCAATAGTAAGTGGAGTAAGTAGCACAGCAAGTTTTGCATTAACTGGAGCTCAATTAGGTGGTCCTTATGGAGCGATAGTTGGAGGTTTAATAGGAGGAGTAACTGCTCTTATAGATGTTCAAAAACAAATAGATGAAGCTCCAATTATAAAATTAGGAAAACAAATAGAACTATCTCAAGAAAAACTTAATGGTTTAAATGATAGTTTCAGTAGATTTAATGTGGTAACTGAAAAAATTTCAAATGCAATAAGTGGAAATATAAAATTAAATCAACAAGATTTATCGAAATTACAAGCAGAACAAGCTTCTGCTCTGAGTGGAATTGCGCCAGAATTCAGAGATGCTTTAATGGAAGCATTTTCTAGAGGAGATAAACTTAAAGTTCAACAAATAGAAACTCAAGTAATTCAAAGTCAACAAGGAGTTTTACAAGCACAACAAGCAGAAAAAGCTTTAAGAGAATATAATTTAACTCAACAAACTGGTGCCATGGATTATGTAATGTCTACTTTAAGAAATTATGCTACTATACAAGGTAATCAAATTGGGGGACCATTAGGTACAATAACTTCTCCAGAAGAAGAAAGAGCAAGATATTTAAAAGAAAATCCAGAATCAATCGTTAAACAAAAAGCTGCTCTTGACAACGCATTAAAAACGCTTCCAACACAAATGACTTCTTTAAATAAGAGTGTCGCAGAAGTTGCTATTGAAAATATTACAAAATCACCAGAAGAAATTAAAGATATATTAAAAAATATAAAACCAGAAGGTATTAATCAAGCTTCATGGGAAGAACTTCTAAATAAATATTTAGGTTTAGAAGATTTGAAAAAAGCATATGAATCAGGTAAAAAAGGTAGTAGCGCGGGAGCAGACTATACTAAAATTGTTAAAAATGCAGTTAATACATTTATAACTGCAACAACAAATACTATAATAGAAATTAATAAAAGATTTAGTGATTCTGAAGCTTTAATTACCAATTCTACTAATCAACTTCAAAGTTCAAAATCAAGAATATTAGAATTAACAAAAATATTTGCTGGAGAATTTGCGCTTACCGATATTACTGCTAATTTTGATAAAATATTAGTTGACGCACAAGCTGCACAACAGAAACTTGGAGCAAGACAAAATATAGTTCAAAAACTTGCTGAAGTTGGCTCAAATGCAGCGGATAAATTTAGAACATCAAATACAAATACAAGCAATACTGATATTATAAAAGGTTTAAATAAAATAGATGAATTAAGAACTAAAGTTACAAATGAATTTGCAATTAGTCCAGAAGCAGGAATGAAAGCAGCTTCAGAGGCTAGTAAGGAATTAATAATTTTTAGTCAAAATTTGTCGCAAGGGAATGAGGATATAAAATTAAATCTAATAGAAGCGTCCAATAGCTTTAATGAAATAGCAAGTAAATCATTACCAGATTATATAAATAAACTAGATTCCGCAAGTAAAATTCAAGAAACAAGTAAAAGAACTATTGAAGAGGAAACTTTAGCTAGAAAAAAATTAATTAGTATTAGTCAAAGTTTAACTTTTGGTGGTGGAATAGAAAGCTTTAAAAGAGGAGATTTTTTCCAAAAAGCACAACAATTTACAAGTGCTCAAGGAATGTTAGGCTCAAAGAATCCAATCTTACAAGGTCAAGGCGCACTAAATATTGCAGATACTTTAAAAGAATTTAAAATTGGTCCAAATAATAAAAGTCAATTACCAGGAGGTTTGTATGATCAAATCATAAATGGAATTACTGCTGATTTACAAAGGAAAGCTTCTTTCTTTGGTATTAAAACTGGTCCAGGTCAATTAAAACAAATTGCAGAAAATCAATTAAATGCAAGCCAAAAATTTGATGACGCAATTTCAACTAGTATTCCAAACATAGAGCAAAGTTCTACTGCGTTTTTTGATTTTATAGCTAACGAAGGTATAGCTATACAATCCGCAAGTATAAAAGAGTTAGCAGATCAAATAACAACTGGAGTAACAGGAGAAAGTCCAACTGCTCCTACTGTTCCAACTAGTGGAGAAGGTATTGCTAATGGAAACGTAGCAGCTCAAACAAGTGTTCGAAACGTAGAAAATAAATCGATAAGACTTCAAACTTTAAATAGTTTTCTACAAACAAAATTAAATGAAGAACAACAAAAGCTCGCTGTAAATGATACGAATTATCCATCAGAAGTACAAGCTAAAAGCGCCGCAGAGAATTTATCTAAATTACTTGATTTAAATAGACAAAACAGAACTGAAGAAACTTTACGTGGAGCTTTAATGGGAGATATGCTTAATAGCACAACCCAAATGACAAGCTCTTTAGAAGATCAAGCTAATGCTGACAGAATTGTAACAGAAGCAAAAGACGAACAAGCAAAATTAGTTCAAAAATTAATGAATAATCAAATAACTACAACTGATTATCTAACTCAACAAAAATCTCTTCAACAGGATATAGCTTTGCAAGTAGAGAGAACAGCGGAAAGAGAAAAATTAATACGTGATTATAAACAAGATCAAAAAGATTTAGCTTCTGGATATTTAAGTTCTACTGAATATGCAAATAGATCATTACAACGTCAGCAAGACCTTGCTCGTTTAAATCCGCAAGCATATAATCCATTAACTGGATCTGCTCAAAGTTTTGTTAATCAAATGAGTTATAATGGAACTCAATTATTTCAAGACTTAAATACAAGCGCAGTCGATGTAGCTAGAAATATTCAAGATTCATTCTCTAATGCATTTCAAGCTTTTGCTAATGGAACTGTATCTGCTGGAGACGCTTTTAATAATTTTACAATTCAAATTTTAGATCAAATATCTCAAATCTCAAGTCAATTAGCTACTAAAATGTTATTTGGCGGAGTATTTAATATGCTTCAAGGATCACTAGGTGGATCAAACATGGGAATCTTAGGAGGTCTTTTGGGCGGAGGAATGGCTAAAGGAGGTTTAGTAAAAGGTTATGCTAGTGGAGGATATGTAACTGGTGGGTCTGGAGTAGTAGACGATGTTCCAGCGATGTTATCTAAAGGTGAATACGTATTAAATACAAGAGCAGTTAAAAGTTTACAACAAGCTTACGGAATGGGATTTTTACAATCATTAAACAATGGATTAACAGGGAGATATGCGGATGGAGGAATGGCCTTTCAACAAGAATTAGAAAATAAATATGTAGTGAGTGGTTTTGAAAATACTTCTGGATTAAATACAAAAGATATTGGCCAAGGTATATCTGCTTTACAAGCTTATATGGCTCAAATGAAAGGCGAAGCAAAAGTAGATCCAAGATTAAGTAATTATGCTTTAACAGATGAAACAAATAGAGCAAATTTAGAAAGAATGCAAACTGAGCAAAATTATTATGATTACCAAAGTTATTTAAATGATTCTTTAAATCAAAATATTTATACAAAAGCACAAGCAGAATATGTTTATCAGCAACAATTAGATGCTTATAATAGAAAACAAAAACAAAGCATGCAAGCTGCTTTCTTGAATGCTGGTATGGCAATCGGAGGATCATTATTAATGGGTGCATTTGGAGGATTTGGGGGAGGCGCTGCTGGAGGCGCTGCTGGAGGAGCAGGGGGAGCAGGAGGAATTGGAGGAAGTATTGGAGGATCAACTGGTTTTGGTGCAAGTTTTGGTATAGGTTCGGCTGGTACAGCTGTTACTTCTTCAACCGCAGCAGCTGGAGCAGGAGGACTTTTTGGAATGAGCCCAATGATGAGTCAATTAGCTACGTTCGGTTTACTTGGAGCAGGGGCAGTAGGTGCACCAATGCTAGCGAGTATGTTAGGAGGAGGAACTTCATACTCAAATACTAGAAGAGAAGGTTCTTCTTCTTCTGGATTACAATATAGTAATAGATTTAAATTCGCAGAAGGTGGAATGGCGCAAGATGATGTTCCAGCTTTATTAATGAACGGAGAATACGTAGTTAGTAAAGATGCAGTACAAAAATATGGATCAAATTTCTTTGATAAACTAAATCGAGGAAATGTTGGTAAATTTGCGAATGGTGGTCAAGTTGGGCCAATTAATGAATCCAAAAATCCAAATATTATTGAACAAATGGTATCAGATTCAACTATTAATAATAACACTAGTATCAACAATCAAACGCAATCATCTGATCTTGCTCAAACATTAAGTAGTCTAAATGACACCTTAAGTAAAAATACCTCAAATGAAGGAATGGTAAATAATATTAATATATCTATTAATATTGAAAGTGATGGAAATACTTCCGAAACTAAATCTAGTAATTCTAATAATAATGATGAAAATAATAACGATGATTCAAACAAAACATCTGGACAAAAGATGAAAGCTTTGACTGAAATGATTAAAGAAAATACCATTAAAACAATTATCGAACAAAAAAGGCCAGGAGGATTACTAGCAAAAGGTAGTTAATTATGAGCTTAGTATCAATGCCAATAAATTTTCATACTGGAGAAGCAATTAAAACATATGGATATGATTGCGCAGAAGATGTTTATAATAATTTTCCAATATTGACTGGTTATTTAATAAGTGGAAAATCTGTACCAACAAATTTAACTGGAACATATAATTTATTCGGAAGTTATTCAAACTCTTTAGTAGTTCATAATAATTTAAAATATGGTAGTCATAATTTTTTTACCTATTCAAATGCCACTACATCTCCTAATAATTTTTTAAATCATACATTTTACACAGGAAAAAACTTTTTTGAAATATCTGCTCCTAGTTCTGGAGGAAGAACTGGAATTTTCATTACTGGAAAATTAGATACTTTATCACCTATTTTTTCTCCATGTATTAATAATAAAATACCATTAACAATTGCTTATACTGGCGCAAATAGTATTAATAATGAACTTAAATTAACATTAGGATTAACTATCAATACTAATATTATAGATACAACAATAAATTCAAATACAAAAAAATCTTTTGAACTTAGCGGTAACACAAGTTATTTTTTTAAAATAAGCGGAGGAAATCCCACTTCAAATCAAGGAGTAGACATATCTAATGGAATTAATTTAACTATATCTAATTATGGAGTATTACCTATTGATCTTTTAACTGGAAGAGCGAATACTAAATTATTGTATACTCCTAATTCTAAATATGATACAAATTGTTATTTCACTGGATTTGTTACGGGTTCAGGAGATAGTTTTGTAGATCAAGTGAAAGCTGTTTGTGATGCAGAAGCTGAATCTTTAGAATTACAAACTGCAGCACAGAATGCAATTTCTTGCGCAAATTGTGATTATACTGTGACTTTCAGTGGACTTTGCCCTTCAAATTCTATTACTTCTACTTTAAGAAGTGGGTATGCTAGCGGAGATAGTTTTGTTAGTACATATGCACAAGCGCTTAATAATATATCCCAAGACTCTTGTGATTCATGTTATTATCTTGTAACTGGAGAATTTTGGACAGGACAAAATGGTAGATTTTTATATGATTTTTATTTGGAAGATTGTTATGTAACTGGAAGCGCAGTTTATAGATATAGTGAAGATGCGTTAGGAATACAATCTTTAAAAGTTAATTTATTGAATAACGCAAATGCCAGTGGAATTTATAAAAAATGTTTAGAAGATAGTTTGCCAGAAAGAATATATGGTTACGAACAAAAATATGGATACGAACAAAAATATGGTTACGAACGAAAATACGGATACGAACAACTTTGGGGAAAAGAACAACAATATATTCCAAATTATATATATAATTATGATTCAATGAAAATAGACTACTGTGCATATTGCGGAATTGATGTAAATTTTTCTGAACTTAATAAAACAGATTCAAATTTTGCTATAGAAAGTTTTTATTTTGGTCCTGCACCATTTGATTATAGATTAATTGCTCCACAAGGAATTTCGGTAAATAATCCAAATCAAATTTTTGTAATAACAAGCGGCTCAGAAGCTAATCAAACTGTAATATGGTACTCGCCTTATACTGTAGCGTATAGTGGAATCGGACCACGACTTACACTTTATACTTCTTTAAGAATGGATCCTGTATATAAAACAGCAATAAGTTCTCCAGGAAACATAAATGCATTTAGTGGATATTTTGGAACAGCCACTTCTCCAAAAACAAAATCTATATGGCTAAACGAAATATCTTATGATGATTTTGGTACAGATAATGAATACATAGAATTTCTTGCAACTCCAGATTTCACTACTTCTCCAGCCCTTACATATATAACAGCCTATCGTCAGAATGGAACTGTGTGGACCAGCTTTAACAATCCATGGGGTGGAGCACAATTTGCAACATTAAATAGATTTTCTGGAACTACATTAGCAAATGGATATAAAATATATTCTAGTGGTATTACAACTGGAGCTGCAACTTTCATAAATTCCGAATGTTTGGGTATTTGCGTTTCAACAGGATCAACTTGGGCTACTTCTGTTCCAATAGAATTTATAGCTTATACTGGGACAGCAGTCTCCCTAATGAATGGTCCAAATGGAGTTGGAATTTTAGCAACAAATGGACCAGCAGTTGGAACGGTTTCTGAAGTATTAACTGATACACAAGGTAATCCAATATCTCAAAGAATGCATGATGTATATCCTCCTATTAATGCAGGAGTGACAGTAGGGCCAATTGCTTATGATGATTATAGTTTACAAAAAGTTGGACAAGGAAGAGAACACGGAGATTTTTATTGGAATATAGTGCCATTACCAAGAACAAGTGGAACTTTATCTTCTGGGCAATTTATATTAAATAGTAGCAGCTCTTTAAAAGAAATAAACCCAAGAATGGATATGACATTTTACGACATATATAGTAACTACAATTCTTTTATCAATTTTAAAAATACTCCATGGGATGGAATTGTACCTAAAAATACTCCTATAAGATTTTATGTATTTAATACTGATATCGATGGCGTTATTAATGTAGCTGGAAAATTATCAAGTTTTGAATTAACTGATTCAAAATATGTTCATAACGCTTATAAAGAAGATTGTAATTGTAATTATCAATATAATCCATATACTGGATATGGATATGGATATGGAAGCACATTAAAAGAGGCAAAAGATTTAGCAGATTTTAATCTTTCTCAAGATATAGGAGTATATAGAGAATTTAATTCCTGTCCAATTTACGGAAGGAATAGGGCTAATTTTGCGGCATCTGATACCTGGCTTCCAGAAGTAGAAGGGCTTTATCCATCTACTCAATATCCTTACAGAACAACTTATGTTGGATCTGATCCTGGATGGATTTTAATAAATTTTCGAACATTTTCTGTACCAAATAGAATTATCTTTAGACGAGCAGACACCAATGCTATAATTTATGATACAACTATTTGTGGAGAAATAACCGATGATGCTTTTGATAATTCAGTAATACAAGCTCCTGGAGTTGGAATTTACTGTTTTTATAAAACTGAGTCTTATGATACTATAAAAGCAGAAATTGTTTCATACGAATCTACTTGTGGATTTTGGAGTTATAGTGTAATAGCAAGACCAAATGATTTATTAACTAATCTTTATGTAGAGTATGTGACTTCTACAGACAATATTGCTGCTGGTGGAAGTGCGCCTTGGACAACTGATTGGATTGTGCCAGTAACTTATACAAGAAAAATTAGAGTCAAATTTAAACCTAATAGTACAGAACCAGATAGATTAGTTATGACAGCTTTGGTTAGAGGAGGTGGAACTTCAAGTCTAATAGATACTTTATCAACAATTAGTACTTTAACTCAAGATTTATCCCTAGCAAATAATGTTACTGGTGTTAGAATACAAATTACCACAGATTCAACTAATATTCGAGCTAACCAGAATAAATGGACCTTTGGGGTGGCCAATTCTGGAGTAAATCCATTTTAATGGTGTAATATAGTCATATGAACATATATTCTTTTAAATACACCCCACTTAGGTTCATTTTTAATAATGTTACGGGGTCTCTAGCAGCAACAAATGTGACTTTTTCTAGTACATCTAGCGTAACACCTGTAAAAAGTATAGGAAAAAGACAAGCTTATTATAACCAAGTAACAAATGATGTTGTCATTCATAACGTTTCGCTTCAATATAATATTCAAAATGATGATCCAATTAAGGCGTTAATTACTAATATGAAAAGTAATTTAACAGACGTTGCTCCAAACTGTGATGTTGATGTTGGAGGGTTAAGATATACAGGTTGCTTTCTAGATGGCTTTTCTTTTAGTGTGGCTCCGAACACAATCGTAAGCGCACAAGCTTCATTTTTTACTTTTAATCCTCCTAGTGGTCAAGTTGGTTCTTACATTGATGGACAAAATTTAAATGCAAATTTTCTGCACGGATCAAGAACAAGCATGAGTTTGACTCCAAATAATTACCAAAATCAAATTGAATCATATGACGATATTTTTGGTATAAGTTATAATTTTAAACCATCTTATTTACCAATTAAAGTATTAAATTACAGAAGACCCAAGACTGTGAAATTCAATGGTGCATCAGAAGAATTTGAAATGAATGAATCTTTGTATAGAAGAATATTATATACTGGAGAATCTAGAAATGTTAATTTCTCATTAGAAGCTATTTGTTGTCCAGGAACAACCTACTCTGTAGAAATTAGTGGCGCACAAAATGTTGCTATAGAAGGAAGTAGCGCTGTAGATGGAGTAACAACAACTAGAAGAAGATTTACTAAATTTTATTAAATGTTTTATTCATTTAAAGATTTACCAATTGTTGTAACTGGAAATAATTCGGGCTATCAATTCAATGCCCAAAATATAAAATTAACAATAAATCCAAATTTAGATTTTTCATTTAAAATTGGAGACAAAAGACCATTCAGAAGTATTGCATCTCAAGGTCTAACCACCACAATAGCTTTAAGTTATTTAGCAGAAATACCAAAAGAAAATATATTTTTAAATAATATAGTCTCTCCAAGTGGACAAAAATATTTTTACACGTTATGCTTTGGAAGTGGCGTATTTGAAAGTGGATATTTAAGATCGTATTCTTTTGAGGTTGTCCCAAATAGTATAGTTAGAAATAATTTAGAATTTGTATTTTATAGTACTGGATCTGGATTTAATCCAAATTTAATAACTAATTTACAAAGTAATAATCCATCTTGGCAATTAGATCAGTATGGCATTACTGGAAGAAATACTAGCGCTGCAGAAGATTTTTCATTTAAATTATGGGAAAATAATAACCTAATATTAGACACTTTATCTGGCGAAGTATTGAACTTTAATTTTGATTATAAAGCAGATATTAATGCTGTTTATAGAATGGACGAATCATACCCTTATAGGGTATTCTATAATAAAGAAGAGATCAATTTAAATACTTTATTTAATTATTCTGATTATGTTATGATGGATTCTAATACTAATTATTCTGGACTAATATCTCTTAAAAATTTAAATAATACAAATTTATCAAGCAATATAAGCTTAAATAGTGGTTATTTAGTAAATAAAGATTTTGATTTAAAAACTGATAACGTTATAAATACTAGAATATCACTAAAATATTATATATAATAGTTAAATGGATAACTTAATCGCTTCTATTTATAATAATAAAATATTAGTTAACGCTAATTTATCTAATAGTACTATATCAAAAAACTCATCTGTTATATTCAAAGATGATCACTCTATTTTTAATATAAAAGAAGTTGAAAGATATTTTATAGAAAAACCTTTTAAAAAATTAGAAGAAAAAAATAGGATATATATATTTGAACCTTCTAATGATTTATCAATAAATGATCAAATTGATCTAAGATATAACGAATACGAATTCAAAGAATATAGTGAAATATTAAATATTGAAGGTGAAGTATTTGATGGGCAAGAATTTTATCCAGAAAAAGGTATTTTTTGCTGGAATGAGAAAACTATTTTAAGGGTAGTTGAAGTCAAGGATTCTAAAATAAAATTTTCAATAATAAATAATGGAAAATATACTTCGCCACCAGAGAAAGGATCATATTTTATAAATAATCATGGAGCTAGAATCTTAATCGATCATATTTATTCTAAAATTTCAGAAATCAAAGTGCAATCAAACATAATCAAAAATATATTTAATTTTAAAAATTATTCAATTATTGAATTCAATAATAATTTACAAGATCATATTTTAGATGGAAATATTTTCACTCAAAAAATTATTCTAACAGTTGAGCAGGATCTTGAGTCTAGATTTAAAAAAGATAAAGAGATTTTAATAATTACTAACTATTTGCCAAATCTTAAAATTTATTATTTAGATTTAGAATTTGATCCATTTTTAAATAAATTTTATAAAAATTTATTAACTAGTATAGATTTAAAATTTGGTGAATTAGAAAATAAATTAAATAAATTAATAAAAAATTAATCTTTTGCGTCAGAAGGAATTCTATTAGATGTTGTTATTGAATCTTCTGGTAAAGGTACATAAAGATTAGCATCTCCAATTGGTAAATTTGAAGAAGTTGTTATTTCTGACTCTGGGGATGGATTGAGGTCATTCGTATCACCAATTGCTAAAGCTGAAGAGGCAGTTATTTCTGACTCTGGGGATGGATTAAGATCGTTAGTATCACCAATATTTAACGGATTAGATAAAGTTATATTTCTCTGATCATATAAAAATGCATGATACCTTATAATAACATCCGAAGAACTATCCGCAGATCCACCAAAAGTTTCTCCCATGAATAAAGCTTCATTAAATGTGAATCTAAATAATTCTTGAGAAGGGTCTTTGAATTTATTAAATCTAATACTAAAAGAATCTACTTTATATTTACATAATAAATCTCTTATGTTTTTTAAATTATAATCATCTGGTTTAATTCCAAATTCCAATTCAACGATAATTGGAGGGATGATTTTAATATCAACTGGATATGAATTACCTATTGCATATATGATATTTTTATTTGAAGTTATATTTAAATTAAAAGATTGAAGTCTATTAAATTGAAAATCATCCAAATCAATCTCTATATTTGAGTAGTCTGTTATATCAATTTCTGGTTGTTGAAGAGATGTCGTGTTTGGTTTAGCGACTCCACTACCAAATTCTCCTAATGTATTAATTGTGACACTTAATTGGGGAATCTCCCCAATCGAACATCCAAGTCTATAATTAGTTAAAACACCCGAATTAAATGCAAAATATCTACTTTTATAATCAACATGACCAGAAAAGGTATTATCGTAATCTATAAAATTAATAAATGGATCATTGTCTATAAGTAGTTTATTTATAGTGATTTCGGCTGTTACATTACTATTATTATGATATGTTACTGATTCCATACCAAGAGACTTAACTATTTCTATTGGGCTGGCGTAATTTGCATTAAAATTCTGGATTCCAACAATGCCAGTATTATTGATATATAAATGTTGATTTTGTTTGGAAATTCTAGCTAACATTAGCTATAATTACACTATTAATAAGTGTAATCAATAGGAAAGGTATAAGGAAATGGCAGAATCTTCGATATATGACGTAAGCGTTTATAGTAATTCTACTACTTACAGTAAGAATGATATTGTATATCACCCATCATCAAATGGACAATATTATTATAGTCTAGTTAATAACAATTTTGGTAATACCCCTACTTCGGCCGCTAATTCATATTGGGGAGGATATAGGTCTTATAGTAGTGCTTTTGCTGCTGGAGTTTCAGCTCCAGAATTCATTTGGGTATCAAATTATGCTTCAGAAATTCAATCTAAACCATCAATGAATCTTGTAAAATTTGGTGATGGTTACGAACAAAGAACCGAAGACGGTATTAATAATACTTTACTAAAATTAAACTTAACATTTGAAGGCAGAGATAAACAAGAAACAAGAGCAATAACTCATTTTGTAAGTAAAAGAAGAGGGGCTCAACATTTTTTCTTTGATGCACCATTTCCATATAATTTTGACAGTACTTCGCAAAATTTTCCAAAAAGATTTATTTGTGAAGATTGGTCTATAAGATATGTATTTTTTAATAATTATAATATATCTACTACTTTTATAGAGACTTCAAATATATAATATGAGTATAAATGTAAACCAACAAGCTGGAACTAAAAAAATCTTTACAGAAAGATCAAAATTAAGTCCTACAAATTTAATTAGTTTTTATGAATTGGATCTAAGAGAAATCGCTCAAGCAAAAAATGATTTAAATTTATATAATTTAAGTTACGCTGCTTCTATACCAAATCCATATTTAGGTTTAGTAAATTTAGATGATAATGGGATATTAAGATTTCATAATTTAGATATTAATTTAGAATCTTATAGTTCAAGTTTGTTAAATGGTCAATTAGTTGGTCAACTAATTTGGAAAGGAAAAAGATACTTGCCATTCCCAATTATGGTAGAAGGATACGAAACCGCAACTAAAGGAACTTTACCAAAACCTAAAATAACTTTTTCAAATCAAAATAATATTAGTCAATATGACTATTTCTTTAGAACAATAAAAAATGCAATTAAATCTGTGGGAGATATTATCGGTTTAAAAGTAACGAGGCGAAGAACATTTTTAAGATATTTAGACGCAATTAATTTTAAAAGTAATGGAGGAATTATAAATGATGATAATCTTGCAATTGATCCAGATTCTTTAGCGGAATTACCTTCAGATATTTTTTATATAGACAGAAAACTAAGAGAATCTAAAAATCTTATTGAATACGAAATGAGTTCAGCTTTAGATTTAGAAAATATTAAATTACCATTAAGAACTATATATTCTGAATCTTGTAGTTTTGAATATAGAGGAAGTGGTTGTGAATACGGAAATAACGTTTATAATTCTCAAAATCCAGCTAATGGATACCCAGTTGCTACGGATAAAGATGAAATAATTAGTACATTATTAGGAGTAGCTATCACTCCTGGATCTCCACAAGAATGGAATTCTGCCAGTCCTGGAGTATATAATAAAGGGCAATTTTGTTTTATAAATATTAATGGGTGCAAATATTATTTTGTTGCAAAAATAAATAGTCTAAACAGTGCAATTTATCCACCAACAGATAAAAATTACTGGTATCAAGATCTATGTACGAAAAGATTAAGCGGATGTAGAAAAAGATATACCAGTTCGCATCCAGATGGAATTCCATTTGGAGGATTCCCATCTACAGTAAAATCAGTATAATAAATGGAATATATTATATGGTAAACATACAACTACATGGTATAATTGGAGAAAAAATTAAAAAAAATAATTGGTCATTAAGTGTTAATAGTGTTTCAGAGGCAATAAGAGCTATTGAAGCGAATACTCAAATTTTTTATAAAAATTTAAAAGAATTAGATAAAGAAAACATAAAATATAGAGTTCTAATCAACAAAAGAGATTTTAAATGTTTCAAGAATGAAGAAGAAATTAAAGACGATTTTGATAGGGTGTTTAATTCAAATTTAATGACTAAATTTGAAGATGATGAATTAAAAAGCATAGATATAATACCCATAATTGAAGGCGCTGGAGGAGGTGGAGGTTTTTTCGGAGCAATATTTGGCATTGCTATGATAGTTGTAGGAGCCGTTTTAATTGCTACTGGTGTCGGTACTCCTCTGGGAATAGGTTTAATTATAGGAGGTATTGGTCTTGCAGCAGCAGGATTTGCTTCTTTATTATCTTCTCCGCCTCCTTATCTTGCTCCAGAATTTTCTGCACCAGACGTAGCCAGTGCAAAAGGTGGTGGTGGAAAATCTTATCTTTTTGATGGACCATCTAATACAGCTGGAGAGGGTGGACCAATTCCAATAGGATACGGAAGATTATTAATTGGATCAAAAACTATATCTGCCTCTTACAATAATAATTATGTTCCATCATCTTCAGATCAACGTACAACATAATATATGAGTAAAAAATATATTTTACCTAATGAATTAATTAAAGGCGCAGGATGTTTTGTCGCTGGAACAAAAATATATACACCTTTTGGATATAAAAATATTGAAGATATTAAAATTGGAGATTCGGTATTTTGTTTTGATAAAGATTTATCTATAAAAATTAGTACAGTTGAAAATGTTTTCATACATAATAATGAAAAAGTTATTGATGTATTTTTTAAAGATAAAAAAATTCGAACTACTCCAAACCATCCTTTTTTAAATCAAAATAATGAATTTATTGAAATTGCAAATTTTACTACAGATGATTTGATTGTAGATAGATTTGGTGAAAGAATAAAAATAGATCATATAGAAATTATCAATAATGATTCTACTGTTTATAATTTTACTGTAGAAAAATATAATACTTATATTGCAGAAGATATATTTGTGCATAACAAAGGAGGAAGATCACCTCCACCACCACCGCCTCCTCCGCCTCCGCCTCCACCTCACACTCCAGTAGAAGCTGAAGAAGGTGTTGTTGTAGAGGGGGCAAAAAAACTTTCAAGAACAGAAACAGAAGTTTCAGATTTAGTTTGCGAAGGACCAATCGAAGGTTTAGTGTCTGGTAGTTATAGTTATAATGGTACGCTTGGAAATGTAGGATGGACAACCGCGAATTTTGCTTCTTACGCTGGAAGCAATCCACAATTAAGATCAGTTTATTGGAAGCAAGTTCCATTAATTGATGATGCAGGAAATTTTAATTATACATCTATTAATTTTAGAGCAGATTATGGAACTCAAACAACTGCGAATTTTTTACAAAGTAATTTGAATAATTTAACGCCTACAAATACCTATGATTCCTTACCTTATGCTTCACGAACATTAAATATTAATGAACCTTTAAGATATGGATCGGATTTTAAGAAAGTAATTGATTTAAGATCAAAAAATGTAAATAAAATTATTGTAGCAATTAAAATTGACTCTTTATATGACCAACAAAATGATCCTAATTTAGATCGAGCTGATTATCCTGGAGGCTATAAACAATCCACAACGGTTGGTGATATTCGAGATAGAACAATCACTTATAATTTTAAAATTAAAAAATTAAGTTACAATAGTTCATCTGGATTTTCTGAAAATTTAGTTATAAATAGAGATGATTCTAGTACTGGTAAAGTAACGAGTGGATTTTTACATAGATTTGATTTTGATGTTTCTTCTTTTTATAATATAAATACAGAAGAATCTTCCTTTCTCGGTTGGAGAGTAGAGATTACTAGAACATCTGCAGAATCTAAAGTTATAAATTTAAGAGATGTTGCTAGTATAGCAACTATTACTGAAATTTTTGCAGAAAAATTTATATATCCAAAAGTTGCAATGTTCAAGAGTTTATTTACTACTGAATACTTTAGTCAAGTTCCACCAAGGGCTTATGATGTTAGATTATTAAAAGTAAAAATACCAAGTAATTACGATCCAATTAGAAAAACATACAATGGAGATTGGGATGGTCAATTTTCTGATGTTTCTCATCAGTTCTTACCTGTAGGTTTATATTGGACAGATAATCCAGCTTGGTGTTATTACGACTTACTCACGAATAGTAGATATGGATTAGGAAAGTATATTAAAAATTATGATGTTGATAAATGGAATCTTTATCAAATTGCGAGATACTGCGACACTCTTGTTTCAGATGGATATAGTATTGGAGGACTAGAACCAAGATTTACATGTAATACAGTTATTAACGACTTCTCTGATGCATTTACTTTGGTAAATGATTTTGCAAGTATTTTTAGAGGGTTATCTTATTATGCTAATGGATTAATATACGCTACAGCAGATATGCCAAAAGAGGCATCGACTTTATTTACTAATAGTAGTGTAGAAAATGGAGAATTTATTTATTCAAGTAGTAGCAGAAAAGTAAGAAATACTGTTGCAGTAGTTAGATGGAATGATATGTCTAATTTCGCAAAACCAACTATAGAATACGCAGAAGATCCAGAAGGTTTAAGAAAATATGGAGTTAGAAAAATTGAAATTACTGCTTTTGGATGTACGAGTCGCGGTCAAGCTTATAGAATTGGAAAATGGGCGTTAGCTAGTGAGCAATATGAAACAGAAACAGTTAATTTTACAGTAGGATATGATGCTTTATATTTAAATCCTGGAGATGTAATAAAAATTCAGGATAGCAATAGAACAGTAGATCGATTAGGTGGAAGAATTTTAGGAATTAAAACCACACCATCTTCTCACGAATTTATTCTAGATCAACCATATTCAGATTTAACTGGTTATTTAAATGGTGTTTCTGCTGCGCGATATAAATTTAATATTTTAACTCCTACGCATAAAACTACTGGAACAACTTTTAATGATTTTCTTACTGGATATCAAAGATCCGAAATACAAACTGGCTTATTTTCTATAAACAATATAAGTGGAATTTCTGGATATAACCCTACTCCAGACAGAGCAATAACAAGACTTACTTGTAATAAATTATTCGATACAACTAACTACGCTTTAACAACTGGAACCGTTTGGACTATTGAACAAACTGGTAGTGCAGGTAATTTTTATCTAACTCCAGAAACTGAATTATTTAAAGTAATAAGTATAACAGAAAATGAATCTCATAAATTTAATATTAATGCAATTGAATACAATCCTTCTAAATATTCATCAATTGAATCTGGAATTTCTCTTTCAGAAGCTCCAGTAGTAGATCCTGGAAGCACAACAATTCTTGATGCAGGAACACCCTCTTCTTTTAACTTAACTTCGTATACAAATCAATTAAGAATAAGTGGAGTAATTGGAGCTCAAACTCAACCAACTAGTGGACCAGGAGCAAGAGAAACGACCTATTGGAAAATTTTTGCTAAGACTGGTAGTGATTTTAATGCTGGTGATCTTACTACTGTTTTTTATAATAATCAAGGAAACTCAATACAAGCTCCAAAAAACGATTTTCAAATTGGCTCAATAGTAGTTACAAATCCATCTTCTTCTTTTGGACTAGATGCGGTGAATGGAAATTATTATTTTAGAGCTTATGGAATAAATAGTTATGGGTATATTTCAAATGGTTATCTTGCTGGATCCCCTAATCCTATAACTTTTTCAAATGCAAATTTAAATGATGCTACAAATTTTATTACATTAAGTAATTTTCAATATTCAACAACCCTTGATAGCTTAAGTGGTGTAAGTTCAAATTTACTTACTGCAAATAAGTTTAGAGATTATGGAATAAATTTAGCTTGGAGAATTAATAATTTATATCCTTTATTAAAAACTTGGAAAGCAAAAGATCTTGAATTTAGAATTGATTATATAACTGGTACTTTTTCTGAAAATAATATCTATACATCTACATTTACTGGATTTGCTGAAAACAATGGGGCAAATATAAGTTATTCGGTATATCCAAATAATACAAACAATAGTGGATTGAATTTTTTTGCTACTTTACCAATTAACAGTTTTTATATAGCTATAGATTCTCGAACAGGCGCAGCAGGAAAATGGACATCTCAATCAACTCCAGCTTCTAATAGATTTACAAATGCAGATGGTTATTTAGTAGGATATTTTCAAAATGATAATGTATCTTTTGATCTTAAACCTCCTTTAGATGGTGATTATAGTATTAATGTAGGTCTTACTGCAGATAATAATTTTAATTTATCTACTCCAGGATTAAAAGCTTTATACCCTGATATTAGGGGCGGTTTTGTATTTTATAGTGAAACAAAAGAAAGCATGCTTCAAGAAGCGAATATCACTTCAATCATAAATCAAGCTTTATCAGACGAAACTAAAAGTTGGGTAGCAGAATTATATAGTAGTGGAGTTCAAGTCAGAGAAATGTACATGGGAACAGATGATGTATTTTCAACTAATTCATCTTTTTCTAATAATGGAAATCCTATTAAAAGTGGTTACGTTAACATAAAGCCTTACGATACATTAATTAATGAATGGTTCACATTTACTGGATATGACAGAGATTATACATTTTTAGATCAAGATCCATTTTTTAGATTTCCAAATCCAGGAAATCAAGTGCCTTTAGATAGAGTAAGATTGAATAGAAAATTAACAAATCAAATTTTAGCATTAAGTTGGGCTACTAATGGACCAATTGGAGTAACTGGCACATTAAGTAATGTTTTAAATACTGCGGAAGTTCTAGCGATGAGTGGTTATTTGCAAACGGGGATAGATACAGTCAGTGGAAATTTAATTTCCTTAAGTGGTGACGCAGTTCTTAAATATGGTAATCAAACTATTTCTGGAATCAAAACTTTTGCAACTGGAATAAATATTATTAATAGTGGTAATCCACAAAATTTAAAAGTATTCAATAAAACTGGCACAAATACTGGAGAGTATGGTATTTTTGGTTGGGAAAATAATAACTTACTAATTGGTACGCAACAAACTAATTCTGGTATTTTAAGAGATATTAATTTAACTGGTGCAAATATTAATATTAATCCTAGTGGTACTTTAAGTATTTTTAATTCTGGAGTATTTTCACTTTCGGGTGCTTCTGGAGTGAAATTACCAAGTAATCCACTTTCAATTATAGGAAGTGGCAATACTTATGTTCAAGTTAATATTCAAAACGCTGCAACTGGAAGTAATGCTACCGCAGATTTAGTTATCACTGCTAATAATGGAACAGACTCAAGTAATTACATTAATCTTGGAATAAATAATAGTGGATATAACGATGGTGGATTTACAAATGGAACTGGTTTTGATGGTTACTTATTTATTGATGGCGGAAATTTGGATATTGGAACAAGAACACCTGGAAGATTTATAGAATTTCATGCTGGAGGCACAAATCAAAATAATACCGTAGCAAGAATAAATTCTTCTGGACTTGATATTGTTAGTGGTAATTTAACCGTAAGCGGAAGTGGTATATTTACTTCTGGAATAGATTTAAAAAATTCAAAAATAATAAATGCTGCGCCAGACCTTTTAAATGTTTCTACTCATTTTAATATTACTGGAACACAAAACGCAAGAATGATACTTGCAAATTCAGCCACATTAATTACGGGTACAATAGTAAGTGGAAATGTTACAGGATTTAACGCTTCAATAATTCAAATTGGAGCAGGACAAATTCAAATCACTGGTTCTGGAGTGGGAGTATTAATTAATAGTTATAATAATCAATATAAAACAGCAGGACAATATGCTGGAATTTCACTACTCCATACAGGAAATAATGGATATTTAATGTACGGAAATACAGCTGCATGATAATATTACCATCAGTTTCTTTTGGAATTATAAGCCGTTCAAGTTCTATTTCTGTTGTAACAGAAGCATCAACATATATTGCTGCTGTTGAGGCTGCTGATGGTCAATCATTAGAGTCTTCAGTAAAAACAGCTATTAATAATTTTATAGATGGATGCAAAAGCGATGGAATATGGGATGCTATAAAAAGTTGTTGCATACTTGCTGGCGCAAGAACTTTAAATGGCGCTCTTGTGCCCTTAAAAGGAACTGCTCCAACTAGCTTTTTTTTTACATCTTCTGATTATAGTAGAAGCACTGGTCTTTTAAGTGATGGTACTACTAAGTATTTAAATAGTAATAGAGCTCATAATACAGATCCTCAAAATAATTTTCATTTATCAGTATATCATCATAGTAATACTATTCCGCTAAATGCTACTTATTATTATCTTATTGGGGCAAGATCACCAACAACTTGTTTGTCCCATATTGCTTTCTTTAAAGGTACTTCTGGAGCATTGGGAATGGGTGCGGGCGCTAGAACCAGTCAAAGCCAAATTTTCACTCCTTATGGAACTTCTTCTCATGTAGCAGGTATCTATGGTGTTACAAAAAATAGCACTTCTCAACATACTCTGCATTATCCACTTACTACTTCTCCAGCATCATCAAGCTTTACATTTTCTAGTGTAGCAAGTGTAACTCCAGATGCAACAACAAATTATTTAGTTTTTGGTCGGGCCAATCTAAGTAATAGCCTTAGTGAAGGTGCGCCAGCAAGAATAGCTTTTTATTCTATAGGAGAATACTTGGATATGACTTTGTTGAAAGCTAGAGTGAATACTCTGATATCTGCACTTTCTGGATTATAAATTATTTCTTAATTTTTTTAATTCTATCAATCAGCTCAAAAATTTTAGACTTTTGAATATCTTGAACGGAGCTTAAACTTTCTGCTCCTTCGAACTTTTCTTTTACAAGTTTTTCTTTTAGATATTCAAATGATACGCCTTTATCTTTCATAACTTTTTCAAGTAGTACTTGAGGAGAAGTTGGATTTTCATTTGATGAAACCGCTTCTTCTAAAAGTTTAGCATCTCCAAGTTCTTCTTGAGACACAATGTTAATCTTTAGGAAATTACGCACACATCTTACGAATGCCCTATTCTCTGCAATCGCTGCTAAAAAGAATCTAGCAAAACTCTTTGTATTATTTAAAGTGGCATCAGCAAGAGCTTCAAACTCGATAACTCTGCCACTTGTTTCATAATTAGGAATCCATGTAATTTTACAAGATGTAGCAAAGTAATTTTCACTAGCTGCAACTACTTTATATTCAACGCTAGTATAACCTCTAATTTGAGCAAGTTCTTTTATGCCACCTAAAAGAATAAGTAAATCCTTATCTTCTAATTTAGATACGTCTGTTTCTTGAGTTTTTTGTCTATTTGGTACAAGATATTCTTGTTTAACCATTTTACGCCAATTAATTGTTGCATCATCATTATATACGTAATTGATATTTTTATCTTCAATTAACCCATACTTATTTCTGGTAATAAGTTTTGGTGGGACTACTTCTAGTACTGGTTCATTAACCAATTGCGGAATAATATTCGTATCAAAAAGCGCCGAACTTCCAATAGAAGAGGTTTGATCTTGTTGTTTAATTTTTGGGCTCATTATTAGTAATGATAGTCTATTTATATAAACTAGTCAACTAAAAAAGCATAATTTTCTGCATATTTCCAAAATGTATCTGTGTCAATTATCTCTTGGATATTTTCATTAAAATCTTTAATAGGTAAATCTTTTTCTACAGCAGCTTCGCTCATGTATAACTTATTATCACTTAATATAAAACGATTACTTTTGTAGTATTTACCTTTAACATTAAAATCTTTTTTAGTCTTGGTTTGAGCTTTTATAATTAAACCTAAATCCATATAATTTATTTTAATTTTATCAATCTCTTCTTGCTCTAAATCGGACATTAGCCCATATTGGATATTCAAACTTTTTAATAATTTAATAAAGTTTGGATTATTGTCTTTGTCTATTTTATAGATGATTTGAACAATGTTTGCTCTATACTTTTTGATTATCTCTTCTGATATACTTTTTTCTGTTACGATAATACATTTATTTTGCGCTAATTCTGTTTCCAATACAATTTCACTAAAATGTAAATCCATTCTAACTATAATATGAGGAACATTAAATGCCTGAGTGTTAACTATCATTGTTGGCAACATCTCTATAGTTTTAGTATTAAAATTTAATCCAATGTTTGTAAATTTATATTTTACATTAGGCTTGATATCTAATTTATTGAGAATAGCTTCTGCAATTTTATCTGGTTTAATTTCGTTAATTAATTTGGGTTGTTCTTGAGCAGCGTAAGATGGCTTACCTTTTTCAAATCCTTCAATAAGAACAATGTCCTGATCTTTACTCCAATAAGGCTTATTTTGAGCAGCATAGATATTACCATATAAAGCTACAGTTTTCTTATTTAAATAAGAGGCTAGTTGAATACCAAAGTTATTAGAACCTGCGTATAATTGAGCATTTTTAATTAAATATGCTTTTTGATTATATGTCTCGCCAATAACTGTATAAGCATTTAGTAATTTTAGATCATTTTGCGCACAAGTTTGTAGTATTTTAATATTAGCTTTATTTAATTCTGGAAGAATAAGATTAACTACTTCTTGCCAGTAATCGTAATTTTTAGCTGGGGCTTTGTTATCGTTTGTGTCTAATATAATGTATTTATCAAAATTTAATGGATAATATTTTTCATAAATATATGGTCTATTGATTTTAACTCCACAAGATGTTGCAAATGATTCTAAAGTATGCATAATATATATTAAAAATTCTTAATATCAAATTCAATTTTATCTTTAGCATTATGTAAATAGTTTAATATTTTTTGTGTTCCAACGTAGGGCAAAAATGCTATATCGAAATAACCTTCGTGATCTTTATTGCCTTCACACCAAATTTGATTTTCCATTTGTGGAACAAAAGGTATTACTTTATGAATATTAGGATTGCCATCTAATATTTCGAAAAATTCATTTTTTGTGGCAACATATAAATTATGGTTTGGATAAAGATTTTTAATAGAAGGAAATAGACTAGTACTTAAGAATACGTCTGATTCTTCTTGTGGAATAACGTATAATATTCTTTTACCTTTATCATTTTTGTCTAAAAGATCTTCAAAATTGACTTTTTTATTTTTTTGATTCTCTTGCCAAGCTACTTGTCTAAAATAGTTTTCAATCTCTTCTCGTTTTTTGCCTTTTCCTAATTCTTGCATCCAGTATTTATGGCCATCGTCGTTTTCGTCTACATCTGGTCTTTTTAAGATATTAGCATATAAACATTTTAACCATTCAGAATCATTATCTATTTTAGGAACATTGAAAAGTGGATCTTGGTCTTCTGCTTGAATTGAGAAATTTTTATAATCTATATACTCTGCAGAATCAATAAAATCTTCAAATTTTTTGCCAATAACCTCAGAAGAGTAATTATTTATAGTCCATTCTCTTGCGGCTTTTCCCATTTCTATTCTTTTTTGAATAGGCATTTTCCAAACCTTTTGAAGTTGTTTTGCGATAGAACTTGGTATTGTAGAAGCTTTTCTAAATTCAGTTCCATGCTCTCTGTATTCCGACCAATCTAAAGCTAGAGAATTAGCTTCTTCGTAACACATTTCTTCACCGCAACTATAATTCGTAACTAAAGTGATTAGCTCTGTGAGCTTTGCTTCTTGAATAGGTATCTCTTGTCCTCCACTTGTAAATGGATGACAATATACATCCATTAAATTGTAAACTTCATTAAGTTGAGCCTCTGATACTCCAAGTCCAACATTTGTTGTAATCTGCGCTTTTTGTGCTCCACAAAATTTACAATCTAACTCTTGTCCTGTAAAATTTTTAATTTCATAATTTCCGCAAACTTTACATACATAAGTTGTTAAAATTTCGCTCTTTGGGATTCCATATTCATCTGCTAATTTATATATATTCCAACCCTCAGACCAATGAGTATGCAACAATAAATATGTATTTTTTACTTCTGGATTTCTGGCTTTCCATAGAGCGTAACCTTCTAATAAATTTGGTACGCTTTTTCTAAGTTGATTTCTAAAAACAAATCCAATAATAAAGGCATTCGGAGAAATGTTATTTTTAATTCTTAAATCCCTTCTTTCGTCTTGTGATAATTTATAAAAACTATTAACGTCAATAGGGCCGTGCATTGTATCTATATGCTTATGTCCAATTTCATGTAGAGCTTTTGTCGCAAAATCGCTCCAAATCCAATAATGTTTTAATTTTGGAGCGCAAGCTACAGCTGTAGGTAGGATAGGTAAAGAATCTAAAGTTGTCCAAATTGAAGATTTAATTTTTTTGAACCAAGGTTTAGATATGCTATAATCTACCCCCCAAATATCCTGCGCAGCAATATAAACATCTGGCTTTTCTTGCTCTATAACTTTATCTATGTAATATGAGCCATAACTAGCCATTCTAGCTTGGTTTGGATCTTTATTTAATTGTTCTATTTCTGCTTGAGAATTTGGAAGAGCACCTAAAGATTTCCAAGGGGTCTTTAATAAATCTGGATTTCCTTCTTGCATACCGCAGCAATAATGCACGATATCATACTTACCAGTTTTATATAAATAAGTTAATAAAGATTTAGAAACTCTACCAAAACCTGTTTTGGCTAAAGCAAAATCTGAATGATATAAAAATTTCTTTTTTCTAGACATTACCAAAGTTCGCCATCATTATCAGTTTTGGCATCGTTTTGATTTTCGTCATTATCTTCTTTTTTAGAGTTTTTAAGTTTTTTAATTGTTTCTATTCTTTGACATTCAAAAACGGAATCTAATGCATAAGATAAAAATTGCTTTAGCAAGCGAGCCTCATTAAAATAAAAACCAATTAAATATGATTGTTTATTTTCACTATTTTGTTTATCTGTTTTAGATACCATATAAGAGAATCCAACTTGTTTATCTTCTCTAATATATGGAGATAATTTAATTTGTGTAGATTGTTTTTCTGATGTGTGATATGCAGAAAATTCGGTATTTCTTTCAAGAGCGTCTAAAAGACCAGCAGCTTCTGTTAAAGAAAACTTGATCTTAACACTTTTGTTTGGATTATTTTGATTTTCAGAAAATGAGCCAATTTTCTTAACTTCATTCCAAGAAGATTGTTTAATTAATGAGCTCCAAATAGAAGCATCTTTTGAATTTACTGTAAAACTGCAAGCGGTTCCAGTATTTTTACTATTAGGTTTGTAGAATGATATCATATAGTGATGATATATTATGTTTAATAAAATGTCAAATCTTTTTAATTTCGCTTAATTTCATATATATTTGATGATCTTGAACGGCTACTAAATCAGCAAATATGCAGTCTTCTTTTTTAATACCTTTGACTATTACAATATTCTTTTCCTCTGGATTCTTATTTCCATTCAAGGTTTTGCAATTTTCTATCTTATCATTAAATAATAATACATTAATATCGCCAGATTCGTCTGAAACTTTAAGTCTTAGATATTTGGTTTTCTTCTCGTTCTTTGATATACCAGAATGTACATCAGTAACTTCTCCAACTAATGCTACTTTTTGATTTACTGGCAAATCCATGATTTCATCAATAAACAATAAATCTTCTCTCTTTTCATTAAAGATATCTTTTAATGTTCTTTCGTAAGTATAGCCTAAAAGTCTTTTTTCATAATACCAATTAGCAAAACTTTCGCTCTTGCTATTTTGATTGTATATTTTAAGGTAGGGTTCGTATTTAGTTTTAATTGTATCTAATCTAGAGCTCTTAATTATAACTTTATTCTTTTCATCAGTAAATGTATTTAAATGTTTAATGATTCTAATAAGATCATAATCAAATTGTTCGGCAAATGAAAGTGCATATTTCTTTTCTTTTGATGTTAATATATTCCAAAGTTGAGCTTCTAATACTATTTTACTTCTAGATTGTTTAAATCCAGTTAAAGCTCCAGCTTGAATCAACGAACATAATACTCCGATGTTAAGATCTGCTTCTTCTGCTGCTTGAAAAATTTCAAACTTATTAGAGTACTTGTTTCTAAATCCATTTAACTTCTCAATTGACTTATCTGAAATACCTTTAATTGATAATAATCCAAATCTAATATCAGAGCCTTCTATTGAAAAATCCATCTGAGATTTAATGATATGAGGTTTTAATAATTTAATATCAAAGTGACCCATTTCTTTTTGAATTTTAGATATTTCACCAATTGGATCTGGTTCATTTCTAGTCATCTTTAATAGAGATAAAAAGAATTGTTGAGGATAGTTGAACTTTAAATAAATAGTAATCGCAGCCAAAGCTGCATAAGCGATTGAATGTGATTTATTAAATGAATAGTTTGCTGAATCCTCCAAGATTTTCCATAAGATTTCCCCTACTTCTTTTGGAAGTTTATTTTCTTTAATCTTATCTTCGATCTTCTTTTTCCAAGCTTTAATTTCTTCGGTTTTCTTTTTACCTACAATTCTTCTTAAAATTTCTGCTTCATCTAAGGTGAATCCAATTTTATGAGCCATCTTCATTAATTGCTCTTGATACAAAGCTACTCCACCAGTATCTTTTAATATGTCATCGAAGAATGGATGGATGCTTTCAGATTGTTGAAAATTAGTATGAGCAGCATATTTATCAGCAAATTGCAAAGCTCCAGGTCTAGCTAAAGCTAAAACTCCACTTAATTCTTCTAGGTTCTTAGGCTTAACTTTTTGACAAACTTTAAAATTAGTTTCTGCTTCAATTTGAAATAGGCCATGAGGATTTCTTAGGTCTTGTAGATTTCTATAAATAGACTCATCATTCAAGTCAATATCGATTATTTTTTTACCAATACTTTTACAAACATCATCTACTACAGAAACGCTTCTTAAGCCTAGAATATCAAGTTTAATATTAAATAATGAAACCCAACTCATATCAAAACTTGATACCGCTTCTTTGTCTCCAGATAATTCAGTTGGACAAGATTTTTCTAAATCATTATAAGATAACAAAACTCCAGATGGATGAACGCCTTTATTTTTGATTAAGTTTCTTAGTTTAAGAGCAACGGCATAAATATCTTTATTAGATTCGCACCATTCTTTAAATTTAGGAACTTCGTCAAAAGCTGTTGTAATATCTTTAACTTGTCCGAAAATCTTTGGAATCATGGATGATACTTCTGTCATCTCTTGTTCTGATTTTTCTCCAACGATTTTTCCGCACTCCTTAATTAAGAGTTTTCCACTTAATGTATTTAATGTCAAAATTTTACTAGTCTTACCTTTGAATTGTTCTTCTAGGTATTGTAGAACTTTATGCCTATTATAATAACAAATATCCAAATCTACGTCACACATTAAACTACCATCTAAATAGGTCACTCCATCAACAACTTGCTTTTTGGCTCTAATCTTAGATATAAATCTTTCAAAATAAAGATCATATTTAACTGGATCAATTTGAGTAACTCCAATTAGATATAGTATAAGAGAACCAGCTGCTGAACCTCTACCTAATCCAACTGGAATGTTGTTCTTATTGCAATAATCAATAACACTCCAAACCAAAATAATATAATCAATAAACTCTAATTCTTTAAGAGTTTCTAATTCGTACTTTGCTCTTTCAATATATTTTTTATATAAATCAGAATCTTTCTTAAGATTTAATTTTTTAAATCCTTTTAAAGCTAATGCTCTCAGGAATTCATAATTTGATACATCTTCACTTACTTCTAAGTCATGCTTATATTCATTATCTATTTTAAATTCTGGAAGTCTTACTCCATAAAGAGGTAGATCCACTTGATCAAATAAACTATTAAAATCTTTATTCGTCATCTTCTTCCTCTCTTTGTATTTTATCTATTTGTTTATCAAAAGCCGCCAATCCAGTAGCTAAGATTCTCATAGAAGACTTATCTTTTAAGTGAAAAAATACATCTGCTTTTCCTTGCTTTTTACCTTTTTGAACAGTTATTAGAAGATATTCTATATTACTATCTTCTAGTTTTTGCGTCAAGTCATATACATCATCTAGAGATCCCATATTATAACTCAATTTGCCACTTTAGCTTATTCCAAACTTTTAAGTTAAGATCAAGATCGTTAATTGCATCATGCAATTTATCATAGTCATGATCTATACTATTCTCTTTACCAAGGAATGTCAAGCTGCTTTTTACATCTTTTCGTTTTGTATGATACGTTTTATATTGATATTCTAATAAATCAGTATTAGGTTTATATGGAGTTCCATACTTTATTCCTCTGGCTATACAATTAGTATCAATTATTTTGTTCATTAAATGATCCCAATGACAACCCATAGATTCATATAGTTCTTTAATTAGGAAAATATCGAAACCAAGAATATTATGTCCAACAATATAATCTGCATGATCTAACCAATCTTTAATTGTAGGAAATGCTTCTTTAATATCGAGTCCTTCTTTTTGAACTTTCTTATGGTCGTATCTTGTGATTCTCGCTGCATCATCGCTAATTTTTAAATCAGTATTCCATTTAATATAAAAATTCTTACTATCGGTTTTATAATCACCTTTTGCTTTTATCATTCCAATTTGCCAAGGTAAGTTGTGACAGAAATTCAAACAAAGATTAAATGTTTCTAAGTCAATAAAAACAAAGGTCTTACTCTTGTCGTATCTTAATAAATGTTCGTCCATATTATCCTAAATCTGCAAATGGATCATCAGTTGAGATATTCTGATCATATTTTTCGTATATATGATATGGCACTTTCATATCTCTGATATTATAATGCCATTCTAAATGCTCTAACTTGTTTTGCTTGAACCAATTTCCATTATCTTCCGTAAGATTATACATATGAAATGCGTTGAGATTTTCTGCGAAAGCAACAATATAAACTGGAGCTTTTAACATATTAGCAAACCAAACGCTCATATATTTTTGTTGATCTCTTTTAGAGTATCTTGTTAATATTGATTCGAAATATTTTGGCGGAGGCACGCGTGTATAATCATCAATTCTGGTTAATTCTAATACTGCTCTAGCTTCTGGTATTTTATTTTCAAATGTTACGCAAATCAAGTCTTGATCTATTGCGTATAGTCCACTTTCATTATAAAGCATATTCCTATAGGGAAGAGTTCTGTCTTCATTGTCTGTTCTTTGACGAACTTTATTTCCATACTCATTAACAATTTTTTCTATAGTTTTCATTTATTTTTAGTGGATAAGCTTTCAAAAGAAAATCGATTACTGGTCATATGTGATAATTCTGGTTTATTTAAAGTGGTTCGATTATTAATACATCTGAAGGTTAAATATGCTTTAAAATCCTTGCCGTTTTTATAGTAGATACTTTTAGTATTTAGAGTTTCTAGTTTATTAGCTTTGGCATAAGCTAAAACTTTATCCTTAATGATATGATCAAATGGAAGACTATTATTTTCAATGAATAATATTGGTCTGGTAAACTCTAAATCTGGTACACAAACTGTTCCTCTTAATGTGTTATTAAAAATGAAAGAATCATAAAATGGAATACATAAGATTAAGTTCTTATCGCTCCATAATGATTTTAAAGTTTTGAAATCTATTCTTGGTTCATAATAAAAACCATCTTTCGCAGCAGTTGAAAATATTTTAATTAAATCTTTATAGCCTTGTTCGTTTTTAAAAAATATAACTACTTTAGAAGTTTTTTGACGAGACTCCTCTGATCTTTCAGTCATATCATCGTTTATAGAAATCCTTAATCCATATCTTAAGTTGATATTATATTTCTTGGTATTGGTATAAGCCTGCAGAAACGAAGTCATATTATCTTCAACGAGATTAATTTCTTTTAAATTATTATCTTTAGCAATATCTATAATAGAGTCTGGCTGATTGTCCTCTTTCTCTTCGTCTTCAAGAGTAAGGATAGATCTTCCAATACTAAAATGAGACTTAAATAATGGTAGTACTTCCATTTGGATATTATAATTAATATATATTCTAGTGTCAATAGCTAATTTAAATCAGCAAAATCATCGCTACTTTTAGTGACTTGGCTTTGTGGCCATTTAGGACAACCTTCATATTTTCTAGTTTCTACTTTAAATCCTTTAATATCTTTGAAATTATTCTCTAAACTTGTCTCAACTATTTCGCCTTTATCATTTAATTTGATATAATATTCATAAGGATCTTTATATGGACATTTCCATCCACCTATTTTGCACATCCATTTATTCTTTTCACTATCTATTGCAAAATTTGCTTTAGCAGAATTTTCATCAAATTTATCAACGTAATCATTAATATGCTCTAAATAATGTTCAAAACCAGTAATTTGTTCGTCTGTAAAAGTTAACTCTTGAATAGGTTGCTTTGGAAATCTAAGAAATAAGAACTTTACAATAGGCTTTAATTTGGGCCATAATTTCTTACTTGCTAGACTATACATCATGGCTTGAATATTAGCTTCAAGGTCATCACCCCTAAACTTGTATTTGGAGCTCTTATAGTCGATTATATGCATTTCTTTTTTGGTTTTAACGGGTTTGTCTATAAAGCCTCGAATACGATATTTAGGCTCTTGGCTTTCTATATCAAATGGGTATTCTGGTTTAACTATATATCCGTGTTGACCAAAGAAATCGTGTTTTAAACCTACTAAAATCATATCATTTAATAGTTTATAATTACTATCATCTAATTTAACTTTTTTGGCTAATTTTTTAACTAGAGTATCGACACCTTTATCTCCATTAATAGCATTCTTTTTAATTATTCTATTATAGTTCTCAAGGTGTCTTTTATTTAAAAGCAATTCAAAAACTGTATGACAAATTGTTCCTCTTAAAGCTCCATCATTTTGAGATTGCGGGACTTTAGTATGATAGTTATTCCAATAAACCCAAGAACAAGTTTCAAGGGTTTTAATTCTAGAAGCTGAAAGAACTTTTAAATTTTTGGTTTCTTCTGCCATTGTAGTATTTCTTCGGCGTTCATTTCGCCAAAATCTTTCTTGGATGGTAATCTAATCTCTAATTGTCTCGAATCAAAATATCTTAATAATTTATTATAAGCTTTTTCTGCTGCAACATTACCTGCTCTATTTTTTTCTTGATCATTATTGAATGATATATAAATTTTAGTAGGATCTACTTTTAGTAAAACATTCAAAATTGATACGCTAACTTCTAATCCGAAAGTAACTATTGTATTTTTAATTCCAGCGTCCCACAAAGATAAACAATCTCCAATGCTTTCTATTAAGAATACTTCTTTGGAGTTTTGAATATCATCAATGTTTAAAAACAAAGGATAGCACCAATTGATTTTTTCTCCCAAATGCTTCCATTTGATTTTGCTTTGAGAGTTCAAATCTCTTCCAGAAAATCCTACAATATCTTTTTTACTATTAAGAATTGGAAATACATATCTATTTTTCATCTTGCCATTATCCGCTACTCCACCCAAAAACAACTTTAGAGTTTCTTGAGAGACTCCTCTGTTTGTCCAATAAGAGTGATCTTTTTTTAATTTTAAAAGTAAATCTTTATCAAAAGTTTTTGTAGATTTAATCTTTGGTTTTTCGTCTTTGAGAACGGTACTTCCAACAAAGTTTTTTTCTTTAAGCCATGTTTTCGCTTGATCTTGAGTTTCCAGTTTTAAGCTGAGTTTAATTAAAGTAGCAAAATCCCCACTTATGTTCTCTTTGAAATCGACCCAGTTTCCAGAATCTTTATAAATTCTCAAAACAGAATCATTATCGCTATCTCTATAGATTGGTCTTGTTCTGTATTCTTTTCCACAATCTTTAAGTGAATAACCTATGTTGGTTAACACTTCGTGAATATTTACTCCACTTTCCATTGTAATGCCTCACTTATAGTTGGAAAATTTTTAATAAAAATACTTTTACATTCATCTGCGATTAATCTGTGTTCTTTTTGAGTATTCTTTTCTGTTCTTAAATCAATATAATGAACCCAGCTTCTAAGAGATCCTTTCATATACATTGTTGTCTCTGTGGTTAATGGAAGAATCATTCGGGCTACTTCTTTTGCTACTCCTCCTTGAATCATTTTGTTGTAAGCTATAGTTGAAGCTTCTATCGCTTCTTGGACGGAAGTATATAAATCGGCATATCTTAAATCTGTTGGGTCTAATAAGTTCTCACCTACTTGGCGGTTTTTATCTCCTTGCAGTCTGAATTCAATATCTTCAAAATCTGTTGCGACACTATACCTTTGACTAAATTCTTGAAAACTAAATGATCTATGTCTTAAGATTTGCGCTGCAATTGCTCTGCTGGTTTTAATTTCAACCGTCATATCAACCATTTCAAATGGACTCCAATGTTTGTGTTTAATCAAGAAACCAAGTAATTTTGGAGCACTTTCTGAATTCATTTGATTGGATGGATTACTTACTCTGGCACAATAAGCAACTAAATCTTCTGCATTTTGTAGTCCTTCAATATCTGGTTTAGTTATAGATATTAATTTTACGTTCATAATAATTCTCCATCATTTGCGCTTTGGTCATTTAATTGGTACTGTTCTCTTTGTCTTGTGGCGATGTCATGTAAAGATCCTCGTTCTTCAATCTTAAAGTTTTGTACATTATAATTTAAATAATTTTGCGCCCATGTTTCTTTGCCAGTAGCATCTAGTCTTCTAACCAAATCTTGATGACCAGCTGCTTCTCTACCTTGGAATCTAGTCTTAGTTGGAATTAACTTATGAGTTCCAAATTGTTGACCATCCAAAGCTAATTCATCTAATGTTTTTCTTCTGAAAATCGCTACGAATGAAGCGAACCATTGTAGTCTATCTGACAATGAAATAGCTGAACTATCATCAACAACTGCTGAAGCGTTTCTATTAAAGTTTTCTCCAGTTCTATTGAGTTGCATAGCTGTTACGATTGGACAATTAATTTCTTCTGAAATTCTTTTAAGCTTATCAATCTTATCTCCAATCGCTTGATGCTCTGCCCAATTCTGCCCAACCTTTTCTCCAGTTAATTTAATGTAATCATAAGCAATCAGAGCTTGATTTCCTCTGCCTACTTTAGACAAATACCATCTACGAATCATAGAGCAGATTTGATCAATGTTTTTACTGCCAACGTGATAATGATAATGCTCGTAATTTTTAATGTGCGCCCAAGCTGCTCTAACTTTTTTAGTCATGTCTTCATTTTTACGCCAATTTCCAGTTTCAAGATACCACATGGGTACATCTGATATAGAGGATACCATTCTTAATTGAATATCAAAGGTCTGCATTTCTGTATCTAGAATTAATGTTTTTACTTTGTTCTTTGGATTCTTTGCTACATTAAAACATATGTCATTTATCCAAGTAGATTTTCCTTGACCTGGACGACTTACGATTGCATAAATGTTTCCATTTTTTAAACCACCATAAAGTCTGTTAAACTCTGGATAACCAGTAATTAAACCAGAGTCTTCTTTGGGATTATTTCCTAATTCTTCAATTATATCCTCGACTCCTTCAAATAAATTGATTGGCTCGTCCTTTGAGATGTAAGATGAAATTTTATTATTATAAATAGAATCTGCTTCGGCTATGATTTTATCGATTGCGTCGTCACCATTTTTTGTTATAAAAGATTTTAATTTATCTGCTGTTTGTATTATCTCTCTACGTATTCTTAATTTCATTAATTCTTTGCAAGCGTTCATCGTGGCTTCTTCTGTGATTTGAGAGAACGCCAAGTTTTCGATGTAGTCAAATATGTTAATATCGTCTTTAAAAGATATACCAAGATTTTTAATCTTTTCTGCTAAAAGTACTTTATCTACTTTTTCGCCTTTATGAGCTATGCTTTTATAAACAGAATATATAGTAGAATGAACTTCATTAAAGAAGTCCGTATCATTTAAGAAAATATCTACTTCTGCAAATAGGTTTTGATATTTAATTAAGCCACTTAATACATGTCGTTCTACTTGAATAGAATAAATCATCAACAGTTATGATACTATATTAAAAATTAAAAGTCAAGTTAATCTTCGTCTTCTTGGTCGTCTTCGTCATTTTTTCTGGCAATTAAATCTGTTGTGGCTTCTAAGTTAAGTTGATCTACGCTTTGACTCCAAGTATTTAAATAATATAAAAGTGCCATAGCATTTATTTGATTATCAAACTTTGTGAATACTTGAGGCTCACCTTTATTTGAGAAATTAAAAAGAACATATCCGCCAAAACTGCATTCGTCAATTTGTTTTAAAAGAGCGTCTGGAAAATTAAATTTTTTCTTATTAGTCACCAACTAATTTTACACTTAAATAATTAAAATTCCACACTTTTCTTCTATATATTGTGGTGATAAAGTTTTTAAATCAGATTCGTAGACTTGAAGGAATTTAAATTCA